ATTACAAATAAATTTAGACCGTGTGAGTCACATTATTCAGGATATGACTTATGATGATTCAAACGGTTTGGGCAAACTTAAAATTATAGAAACACCGATGGGTAATATTGCAAGAGCATTATTAAAAGCAGGTGCTAAACTTGGTGTAAGCAGTAGAGGTAGTGGAAACGTCGACGGAAGTGGACAAGTAAGCGACTTTGATATTGTTACAGTGGACATTGTGGCACAACCAAGTGCTCCTGACGCCTATCCTAAATCTATATATGAAAGTTTATTTAATATGCGTGGCGGAGCTCAGATGTTTGAGACCGCTTCTGCATTAACACACGATAAAAGTGCAGAAAAACACTTGATGAATGAAATCACTAAATTCATCAATGATTTAAAAATATAAGTAGGAGACTACTATGGCAGTGAATTTTACAGAACTACTTGAGAACGCAGAATTAACAGAAGATGTTAAATCTGCTCTTCAAGAAGCATGGGAAGGTAAAATTTCTGAAGCAAGAGAAGAACTTACTGCGGAACTTAGAGAAGAGTTTGCACAGCGATACGAACATGACAAAGGTCAAATAGTAGAAGCAGTTGACAACTTTATTTCTGAAAAAGTAGAAGCAGAAATTTCTGAAATTGTATCAGAAAAACAAGCCCTTGCGAACGATCGAGTAAAATACACGAAAGCAATTAGTGAGCACTCCAAAGTACTTGACAAATTTGTAACTGAAATGGTTGCTAAAGAAGTTAAGGAACTTAGAGCAGATAGAGCAAGAACAAGTGAACATGTAACTAAATTAGATAATTTTGTTGCAGAGCAACTTGCTAATGAACTATCTGAATTCCACGAAGACAAAAAAGGTCTTGTAGAACAGAAAGTCAAAATGGTAAGAGAAGGCAAGAAGCAATTAGCAGAAGCCAAACAAGATTTCATTAAGAAAGCGCCAGACAAAGTCGAAGGCGTTGTCAATAACGTTATTACTAATGAAGTTAAATCTTTCCGTGATGATATCACTAAAGCACGTGAAAATGACTTCGGTCGAAGAATTTTTGAAGCATTTGCAAATGAATATGGCGTGAGCTATTTGAATGAAGCAAAAGAAATCAAGAAAATACAAAAACAGGTAACTCAGTTGGAAAATCAACTTAACGAATCTAAGCAAGAAATTGCTAACAAAGAAGAAGCAGTTAAATTAACTGAATCTAAGTTAAGAGTTTCAGAAGATCGTTTCGAAAGAAAGGAAAAACTAAACGAATTGATGGCCCCATTGGGTAAAGAAAAGAAAGAAATCATGTCAGATTTACTTGAAAGTGTTAAAACTGAAAAACTGGAAGAGTCCTTTAACAAGTACTTGCCTTCAGTTTTAGATGGCGAAACACCAAGAGTAAAGAAGACGTTGTCAGAATCAGTTACTAGTGAACACACTGGTAATAAGGCAACTGTAATAACAGAAGCCGATGACAAAGCGGAAAGTGTAGTTGAAATCGACACTCTCCGTAAATTAGCCGGACTTTCAAAATAAAATAGGAGTTAGAAATGGCAGATTTATTTGAAAGCAACTGGTCCGCAACTAAGGAAGCCTTGCTTGAAGGACTTTCTGGAAACAGAAAGCAATCATTAGATGTGGTCCTCGAAAATACAAAGAGACATTTGTCAGAGGCCGCAACAGCAGGTGCCACAGGTGCAGGTTCAGTAGCAACTTTAAACAAAGTAATGTTACCGTTAATTAGAAGGGTTTTACCTTCTGTTATCGCTAACGAACTCGTTGGTGTACAACCAATGAGTGGCCCAGTAGGCCAAATCCATACATTAAGAGTACGTTATGCGGAATCTGGTGGTGGAGCAACAGCAGGTGATGAGGCTTTAAGTCCTTTCAAACTTGCTAATTCATACGCCGGTAGCCCAGATGCAACAGCAGTTGCTGAAGGAAATCCAGGTAGAAAAATGTCAATCCAAATCTTAAAAGAAACTGTTGAAGCAAAAACAAGACGTTTAAGTGCTAGATGGACATTTGAAGCGGCACAAGACGCAGAATCAATGCACGGTGTTGATATTGAAGCAGAAATTATGCAGGCATTAGCTCAAGAAATCGTAGTTGAAATCGACCAAGAAATTATCGGTTCACTAAGAACTCTTGCAGGTGCAGGTACAACTTTAGACTTTAAAGGATCAGCATTAATTGGTACACCAGCATACGTTGGTGACAGACATGCGTTATTGGCTATTGAGATTAACAGAGCGGCTAACAGAATCGCGGCTAGAACAAGACGTGGTGCTGGTAACTATATTGTTGTCTCACCAGAAGCATTGACAATCCTACAAAGTGCGTCAACTTCTACATTCGCTAGAACAACTGAAGGATCATTTGAAGCACCTACAAATACTAAATTTGTTGGTACACTTAATGGTTCTATCAAAGTTTTTGCTGATAACTATGCGGCTGACGGAACTAAAGTTCTTGTTGGTTACAAAGGATCAAGCGAAACTGATGCTCCAGCATTCTACTGTCCATACATTCCATTAATGAGCACAGGCCCAGTAATGGACCCAAGCAGTTTTGAACCAGTAGTAAGTTTCATGACCAGATACGGTTATAAAGAACTTACAAATACTGCTTCATCTCTTGGTAATGCGGCAGACTACGTTGATGCAATCACATTGTCAAACGTAGTATTCCAGTAAACCGAAACGTTTCAGGAAAAATTAAGAGGC